CCACGGGTTATTGAGGTGTTACTGATTTATGTATTAACTATTTAAATAGTCTTTATTTTAGTATGGATAAATTCTACATTTTTCAGCTGAAAAAAACAGGTCAAGTATGACCGTATTATTTAATTATCAGAATTAATATTTTAAGAAACTTCAGGAAGCGGATAACATGTTTTAATTTCAGTTACCCTGTCTCGCCATTTTTTTTCCGATTCTGATGTTTTATCGTACTGATACTCCATATATAAAGGATCAGATTCATTTTTGTATGCATAAATACGTTGCTGTAATACGCGTTCAAATTTTGCCTTTTGTTCAGTTTCAGCGATCAATTCAAGTGCTTTTTGGTTAGACACTCCTAATTCCATTAATGTCTTTATATCTGCTGGAACATTAATAAATAAGTGACCATTAATTTCTAACTGTTTAATTATCATTTTATTTCCTATGCCGATGGCGGTGTGTAAGGATGATTAATATAAGGAATTGTTGAAGTAATCGGTGCATCACGATCTGTAAATGGAATTGGCTCTGCATACCAACGAACTGACCAAGGCTCAAGATTAGTTGTTGATATATTTCGTCTCAGTTGGTCGCTACCATCATGAAAGCTTACATCTCCAATCCAGTTTTTAATAATGCGATAAGTCAAACCACCACCTCGTAAATACAAACCTGAACGTGTTCGTTCTTGAGATGAAAAATTCAAATTAGCACCTGAATATAAAGGTTTATCCGGATCAACTTTTTCAGCTTTACAATACATTTGATAAGCAACATGGCTAACTGTTGAGTTATAACCCTCATGAAAACGTTTTATATTTAGTATATGGGCATCCCCTCCCCACGGGCTATCATTACCTTCTAGCTCTAATAACAATGCAGCTTGATGTGCAGAGCCAGTATTTAACGGTCGCTCGGATACGCCTCCATTCCAGGAATAGGTTCGACAAACAGTTAAATTACTAACCCCACTAGAATTATTAGGAAATCGCCACCAAACTGGATATAAATAATCTTTAGATCCACCAATAAATATATCCTGCTCGTAGCGTGTTTCGGGTTGAGCGTCTGCTAAGAATGCATCTACTTGTGATTCCTTTGCAGCAAGCTTTGAATTTATTTCACCCATTTTTGAGGTAACTTCGTGTGTTAAGCTATTTACTCCTTGGTGCAATTCGGCATTTGCCTGCTGCAACTGAGTAAGACTCTGTTCTATGCTCATTATTAAACTCCTGTTTTTAGTGATTTATCATTAAATTGAATTTGGCGATACATGGTTTGAACTTGCGCGATAAGTTGCTTAGTTTGCGCGACTGCAAAAGATAAAAATTGCGCTTTGTGATCTACTTGAATTTGGTGATACATGGTTTGAACTTGCGCAATAAGTTGCTTAGCTTGGGTTATTGCAACATCGCTTTGTTGTAATCGAGTATTAAATTGAATTTGACGATGCATGGTTTGAACTTGGGCGATAAGCTGCTTAGTTTGTGTGACAGCTAAAGACAAAAACTCATCACCATAATAAAGATTTAAATCTCCACTAATATCTACCGAAATGGCATCAACAGGTACGCCTGATAAAATCAAGTCAAACCCTTGTATCACTTTTGCAATCGGTGTTTGATAAAATAAGGTATTAACTGGGTGAGACCAAACAGCAAATAAAGTACCATCCGTTAAATAAAAACCAACTTCACGAACTGCAAAATTGTCTTCTTTTTCAAATACCCCTGTTAAATGCCATTGCCCTGGGCCTGCATGTTTACCACCAGAGACCATCACACGATCTTTTTCATTTTGCAAAACAGTTTGATTTCGATTAGGTAAATAGCCTTTATCGCCAACGGCAATATGGCTGATCTCTATTTTAAATCCTCCTTGCGTTGCATTTACCGCTGCATTTAGGCCCGCTTGCGTTATTAAGGGCGTATAATCACTCATAAAAACTCTCCTTTTTGATTGCTACTATATAAAGTGCAGATTATTGACTGCGCATGGTTGCCCGACTTAAATGAATTGCAGAACCCATGGCAAGCGCCATTGCCATATCGCTCTTTAATTGCGCATTAGGTTGAGCTGATATATGCGTTCGACTGATTTTTACTGCATTAGCGACTTGTGATATATGTAATGAGCTTGCTGATAAGCCATTATCAACTTCGGTATTAATATCTTGGCGACTGAGATTATGTGTTGTGCCAATACCCGATGTATGAATAGCTTTATCTTGCTGAACACCAACACTAAAATCTAGTTTGCTTCGCACAGGTTTAGTGGCAGATACAATACGCCAAAGTTGTGCCTGCAGCTGAGGTGTTAGTAATGTATCACCACTGGCTGTTAAGTTATTTCGTGCTAACGCAGTTAATTGTGCTGTATGCGGTACCCCGCCATTTTGCCACCATTCAGTGAGCGCGATACTGGCATTTAGACTTGCTAATGCCTTACGAACACCGCTCACTGTGCCCTTAGTTCTATGAACTTGGGTGCTATTGGCTATGACTTCTCGTTGAATAGAGACTGACCAATTATTATCCCATTCATCAACCGATAATGCCCATGCTAACCAAGGTAATAAATGCTCCGGACATTTTAATGGATCCCATAAATGCTTTATGGGCACAGCAAGGTTACTAATACGGCTAGCCGCCAATGCTATTTGCTTTTCTTGCTGTGTTGCGTTTGGTGGTAGTAAACTGTGTTTCGCTTTGCTATTGAATGAGGCCTTATCAGTAAAAGTCATATTATGCTGCCTTAATATTAACTTGCTCACTCATACAATATGCCGCTTGATAGTTTTCAACCATAATATCTGAACTGGGGCTATGTAATACAACGCGTTCAATGCCAGGCTGATGTAAAGCGGAATATAATGCAGACTGTGTTACCGCAAGCCCGAGTTTATGGTGTTGTTTCATATAATCTTTTACAGCTTGTAACGATGCAGCTTTAATTGCTTGACTATCAGTGCCTTTAAAACAAAATAAGGTTGCATTGAGTTCATATTCAATGATTTCGACTGCTCGATTACAAACATGATCGGTCAAAGGCCTAATATCATCATCACTGAGCGCTGTAATGACAGCGCTTGCCAAAACTTCATCTTTACCATTACCTTGTGTACTCAAGGTTGTAACAGCAACATCTCCGGGCATAGGGTTGGTTAATCCGGCATCATAAGTACAGTGTAATATCACTACATTGTCAGGTAATTGTGCTAATAAAGCTGGTGCTATATCAGCATAACTAAATTCAGGTGCATCTATGGTTACATCTTTTACCAAAGCAGAGGTTGCCAAAGCATGGTATACATATGCCCCTATGGGTCCCGCAGTCGAAAAGCCTTCTAGCGATAATTGTATTCGTTTACGAAAACGATCATCCGTTTCATAAACGTCTGCAATCGCTGGCGTTACATTGCTATTACCCTGTGTAATCAATTGACGCTTTACGTTAAAACGATTGCCTAAATAATCAAGCTGAGCGCCTGTTGCTTTTGCCAGTAATACTGCATTTGCACCATCATTAACCCGCTGGCGTACCAATAACTCTCGATATGCGAATGTCTCTATTAATTTAACAACAGGCTCTGATGCTAATTCAATATGTGCATTGGGATATCGAGACGCATAATCTGCCAGAATCTCTGTTTTAATTGATTCAAAATCAAGTGATTCTATGGCATTAGGTATGGGTAGTTTACTGATATCAACTGGGCTAAAATTAATTTGACTCATATTTAACTCCATTGCGTTATCAAATAAAAAATCAGCTGCAAATATAAAGACTTGCATTATGCTGATTTTAAAAAAATTTAAGTACAAAAAAAGCCCTATCACATGATGTGTAGGGCTTGAAACAAGGGAAAATGTTTATACTAAATACGTATTCAATTATGAATACATGCTAGCTTAGTGACATCATACCCTGTTTAACTAATAGAAACAGGTCAAGTATGACCTTAACTATTATTAGTTAATATTTTCGCGACAGATGTCGCTCTGCTTTCTATATCAGCTATCACTTGATCTATGCCTTTAGCTTGATATGGTAATTGTACTTCATTGCTATTAACTTTAGCGATAAAACCAGCTAACAAATCTGTTAATGGTTTAGCTGAACTTCTTACTTCAGCTAAAGTGTTTACTTTATTTAATGACTCACATAATTTTGCTAACTCAACTAAGACTAAGTGAATTGAATCTGATGTCGTGCCTAGTAGACTTGCTATATCAGCGACATTTATTGATATTTTCCCTCTAGCAATCAACTTATTGTTTTCTTTTTGCTTTTTTAAAAACTCTTCTTTGGTTGGGATTTGCTCATTAAAATCAATCATAATTATGCCTTTATATATGGGTAGTTAATTACTTTTGTTACTGATAATGTTGGATTCCCACCAAAATTCAGAACATTTTGAGGTGACTTTCCTTCGATTACTGTTCCATTTATATAACGAATAAATAATCGACTATAGGGGTGAAGTCCTGGCACTCTAACAACTTTTGCATCAAAAACACCGGTACCATTCCACCAACCACCATGATATGTATGATTAGTATTTTGCAATGCTAACTGAGTGTTAATTTGTTCACTTGACGCACTATCATTAGCCAAAACAAACTGTACCTTAGTACAGCTATGATCTATAGAATGTTTAGGGTCTTCATAATGCCCTGGATGATAGCTATAACAGTTTGTAGTATGAATTTTAGTTAACCTATTAACAGATGGATACATATGGAAGGCTGTGTCTGTTGTAGGCAAGGCTATCCATTTAGTTTTAGTTTCATCTAACGGATCTATTTCAGGGTTTATACTTGTTTGAGAATGCCGTGTATTATCGTAGTATGAGACTACTTGTGATGAGTGACTTTTAGCAAAGTTTAATATTGCTGAATCGATCTTACTCTCTGCACTTATTACTTTACTATCAATTTGTTGTATTTTATCATCAACAATCTGGGTTAAATTATTTGATGCCGTGACTAATTCGGCAATATCTTGCTCTAGAGCCATAAATATTCTCCTTTAAAATGATATTTTTAAATTGAGGTTTAAAAGGGGGGGGGATTAAGACATATTGACGTTCATGACTGAAATTGATTCAGTCTCGAAGGCGCAATATTTCCTAGTGAATACCTGCCTTTATTAAGGCAAATTTTTGTTTAATAAATCGATACATATTACTGATTTGCGCTGTCGCCATTTTTGCCAGTTCTGGTGCGATTAAAATGTTTAAATCAACACCCTGATCTATAATATTGACTGAACCTGCAGGAACACCTGTTAACGCCAAATCAAATGCCAGTAATAAATCAACTTCAGGGGACTTAAAAGCCAATGCTTTATCAGGTTCTGAGTACACGGCAAATAAGGTGCCATCAGCTAAATAAAAGCCGACTTCTCGTACCCAAAAAGTTTTATTTGAATCATCTATCACACTCATATGAATTTGAGTTGGGCTCACTAATCTACCACTTGCAATATTGATACGGTTTTTTTCTGCACCTAATGCAGTACGGTTTTGATTTGGCTCATAAGCTTGATCACCTAGACCTATGGCTGTTATTTGCGCCTGCAAGCCGTTGCTATCAGCATTAAAAATAGCTTGCAAACCCTTAGTGGTAATTGTGGGCTTTAATATAGTGCTCACGGTTTACTCCTTAGTTGATTAAATTATTTACATGTTTATTCCCTTTTCAATAGCAATAACGTAGCTTAAAGCGCTTCTAAAAGGGTTGGTTTCAGAACTTGGCTATGATGCGAAATATCATCGAGACCTAAAGGAATTCATATGAGATATCGATTTAAAATCGATATGGGTTTTATCTGATTTAAAATATGTATTAGATTAAATAAAATCGTGCAACGCTATAACGTCGGTTATTCAAATGTAACTTTGCATTTATATTGCTTATAACCGCCCCTAACTGCACCGCTGTCGTTTGATTCGAAATACGCGTTGCTTGCACATTTTTACGACTGGTAATTAAACTGGCTGCTAACTGTGTATTACTTGGTGGCAATTTTACTGGTTTAGTTTCATTGCTTAAACGCCTTACCTGACACCAACCAGTTGATGCTGTACCTAATAACAGATTTGAGTTGATTTTGGCGCCAACTAAAAAATCAAAATGTGAGCGGGCGGGTTTAACCCGATTAATCACTCTCAATAAAACGTCATATAAGTCTGGATTTAAAAACACTTCATTGCTTGTATAGGGGTTTTCATTGGCCCAAGCGATAAAAACAAAGGTATAGGGTTGACTACTATGGATCGGTGCTAATGCAATATCTTCACACGCTTCAAACCATTCTAAAAATTCAAATTCTATATTAAGGGCTTTAAGTGCTCTTTTTACTGAACCAACAGTGCCTTTATGTTTATGAATAGAAACCGACTGCTTTAACATGGCGCGTTTAGCATGTTCAGTCCATTGTTCATCCCATTCATCAACCGATAACGCCCAAGCTAACCAAGGCAATAAATTTTCAGGGCAAGTATCAGGGTGCCATTGTTTACCAATTTCAACTGGAATTTGACGTAATCTACTACCTGTGCTCTCTAAATTTTCTTCAAGCTTTGTTGCATTAGGTGGTAATAAAATTTGCTTTATTTTACCCATCGTTATTGTCCTGAATGTATTTTTATATCATTACAATAAGCAGCTTGTTCAGCAGTAACTTGAATATCTGACAAAGGGTGTAATAGTTTCACTTTTTTCACGCCAGGTTGATGCATTGCCGCATATAACCCCGATAAAGTAATTTCATTACCCAATTGATGTGCTTGTTGTACAAAAGCATTCACTTTACTTCTCACATTTTCAAGAGATTGCATTTTCCCTGGGCCTGAATTGAGTTCAATATTGGCTTCCACCTGATAATCGATGATCTGCGCTGATTGCACATTTACCCAATCAGTTAATGGCCTAATATCTTCATGATTTAATTTTTCTAAAATAAGATTCAATAACTCTGGTGAAGGCAAACCAGTTTGAGTATTGGCTAATATTGTTACCAATACCTTGCCCGGCTCAGGAGTTGATACAGAGACATCTTTTACCTGACCCGAAGCCGATAATGTATGAAACTTATAGGCTCCTATAGGGCCTGCAGTACTATGTCCTTCCAATGATAAAGGGATCCGCATTCTAAATCTCAGATCAGACTCCTTAATTAATTCTTTTGACTCTGAATTTGGATCTGCAGTGAACTGACGCTTTACCCCAAATAAAGCAGCTAAGTTATCTAAATCATTACCTGTAGCATAAGCCAACATCACAGATTTAGACGCATCATTGACCCTTTGCCTAAGTAATAATTCTCTATAAGCAGCCACTTCAAGAATTTTATAAGCGGGATCTGATTCTATTAAAGTGCTAAATTGGTCTGTTTTATGTCGTAATGCTTGTAGCATTTCATTAAAAATAGTTTCATAGTCAAGCGCCTCAACAATATCTGGCGCAAAGAGCTGGGTTAAATCAATTGGCGTATTCATAATAAAGGCTCTTTTGGTATTTTGGCTTTTTAGGCCCGGTTGTCACAAAGTTAACTGTTTTTATATGCCAAACGGTTACTTAATAAGGTATCTAGTTTTTTATCTATTGAATCTAAGCGTTTTTCTATGCGTTTTTGGTCTTCATTGCGGATCTGTTTCAAATGCAAAATATCTTGTGCATTTGAATTGATGCGTTTATCTAGATCTCCTAAATAGAGTATGCCTGAAACGAGTAACATAACCGTTGTTATAAAATGTGCCAAATTCAGTTCTTTTTTCATATGCCATTGATTTTGTTCTATTTCATCCTTGGAACTTTTGATCATTTGCTCACCCCTTTTATTTTCTCAATCGTTCTTAAACCAGCTAGACCTAACATGCCTAAGGTTAATTCCATCATAGTATCAAGCGGTAATTTGGGTGCGCCTATTTCTGGAAATAACCATTGCAAAATCGGATTAATAATAAAAGCAAACATAAAACCAAAA